GCCCAAGCAGGCACGTGGCGGCTCTCCTCCGGCGAGGCCACCATCACCCGCGAAGACCTCGCCGCCGCCGTCGCCGCGCTCGACTGCCCCGCCGTACGCAACCCCGTCCTCAAGCTGGGCCACGTCGACAGCCGATTCGACGGCGAGCCCGCGGTCGGCTGGGTGTCCAACCTGCGGCTCGCCGACGACGGCAACACCGTGGTCGGCGACTACCGCGGCATGCCCGCCTGGCTCGGCGACATCCTCCCCAGCGCCTACCCCGACAGGTCGATCGAGGCGACACGCGGTTTCCGCTGCCAGATCGGCCACACCCACCAGATGGTCATCACCGCAGTCGCGCTGCTCGGAGTCACCGCCCCCGGCATCGGCACCCTCGAGAGCCTGCAAGACGTCGCCGCCCTCTACGCCAGCAACGGCGACGCCGAGGGCGAGGGCGAGCCGGTCACCATCACCATCGAAGGAGGAGGGTTTATGCCCCCGCCCACGCCAGAGCTGGCGGCCGGCGTCACGTCGGAGGATGTGCGGCGCCGCTACTACGAGCACGCCGGCTACCAGCGGTGGATCTGCGAAATCCAGCTCGACCCGCTGCAGCTGATCGTCATGGACGACAGCAATGGCAGCTACTACCGGGTGCCCGTCACGCTGGACGCCGACGGGCCAGTGTTCGGCGAGCCGGTCGCCGTCAGCGTCGAGTACGTGGACAAGCCGGCCAAGCTGTCGGCCGCCGTCTACGCCAGCCGCGAGGAGTCGATCCCTGAGGATCTCCGCGCGGCCGCCGTGTCGGACAAGCCCTGGAGCGACTTCTCGGAGTCGGATTACACGATCGAGCAGTGGCGCAAGGCGTGCCTGATCGGCCCCGACGAGCCGTCCGACTCCAAGGCCGACTACAAGCTGCCCGTGCGGGAGCCGGACGGGACGCTCAACCGCAACGGCGTGCACGCCGCCGCCGCCCGCATCAACCAGGTGAAAGGCGTCTCGGACGACAAGCTCCGCGCCGCCGCGAAGCGGCTCGTCAGCCTCTACAGGAACGAGCTCGACGAAGAACCCCCCGAGAGCCTCACCGACCTGGCCGGCATGAACGCCGCCACCACCACCGACGCCACCACCGATGCGCAGCCGATCCAGGCAGGCGCAGACACGCAAGACACACAGACCCCCGTCACCAACCCGGTGAGCGGGCCAACCAAGCAGGAGGGCACTGACATGCAGCTCAGTGACGAGCAGCTCGCGACCCTGCGAGCGAAGCTCGGCCTCCCCGAGGGCACCGACCTCGACCCCGACACTCTGCTGTCCGGGATCGAGAAGCTCGCCGCGAGCGGCGACAGCTCGCCGGGGAAGACGCCGAAGCACCAGCCGGGCACCGTCGTCGTCGACCAGCAGGTCTGGGACGACATGCAGAACCGGATCAAGAGGCTCGAGGAGATCCGCGCCGCCCAGCAGCGCATCGAGCGAGAGCGCATGGTCGACGACGCCATCCGCGCCGGGAAGTTCGCGCCGAGCAGGCGTGACCACTGGCTGCGGATCGCCGAAGCCGACCCTGAGGGCACCGCGCAGCTGCTGGCCGGTCTGACGCCGGGCACCGTGCCTGTCTCCGATCTGGGCCTGCCCGGCGGTGAGGACTTCTCGTTCGACGTCGAGTTCGCGGGTCTGTTCCCGCCCGACAACCGGTAAAGGGGGAGCAACGTCATGGCTGACTACGCCCCCATCTTCAGCGGTAACCAGCTGCCGTTCACCAGCACCGCGTCCGCGACGATCACCGGCGGCGAGCTGGTCGAGGTGTCGGGTTCCGGCACCGTCGCCCCGGCCGCCGCCGACAGCGCCGCCGCCGTGGGCGTGGCCGCGCACGACGCCGCGTCCGGCGCCCGCGTCACCGTCCACCCGCTCGTCGGCGTCATCCACGAGCTGGTGGCCGGCACCGGCGGCATCACCGCCGGCGCCGCGGTAAAGGTCGGCGCCACCTCGAACGCCGTGCTCCCGCTTGGCGCGGGCACGTTCGACCAGCGCGTCGGCATCGCTCTCACCACGGCCGCCGCTGCGGCCAAGGTCCAGGTCCTCGGCCGGTAACCCCGCGAACCCTCATCTCCTGCCCCTGCCGGTCGGCGGGGGTGTTCGTATGAAAGGACAGGCCCGATGCCTGGTACGTATCCGGCGCCCCCGCCGACCCTGAACGGCGACCTCGAGACGATCTCGAGGTTCCTGGCGTCCCCCACCCACCTGCAGCGCCGCCTCAGGACCTTCCGCGACCTGCGGTTCGTGTCGGACCGTCTGCTGACGCAGCGGTTCCGCACGTCCGGCGGCGCCGTGCTGTATGAGCAGAGCGAACCTTTCCTGACCGACCGAGCTGTGAGCGCCGTGTCGGCCGGGTCGGAGTACCCGGGCGCGACGATCGCGACCGGTACCGCCGCGGTCGCCTCCGTCAGCAAGTGGGGCCAGAAGGTGAGCCTCACCGACGAGGAGATCACCCGCAACGTGTACGGCGGCGCGGCCGTCGATCGCGCGTTGCGCAAGCTGGTCAACAGCATCATCAAGCAGGTCGACACCATCACCATGAGCGCCATCAGTAGCGCGGTGACGGAGACGTTCAACGTCACCGCCAACGGCGGCTCCGCCTGGACCGCGTCCGGCGCGACCATCCTCCGCGACATCCTGCGCGCGCGGGCGGTCGTTGTCGGTAAGAACATGGGCTACAACCCGGATGTTCTCGCCGTCAACGACACCGCCTACGCGACGATCATGTCGGACGAGAAGATCACCAACGCGTTGCGTCGGGAGACCGTCGACTCGCCCGTCTACAGCGGCGAAATCGAGAAGATCGCCGGGCTCACCATCGTCGTGTCCCCGTCCATCACCACGCCGATCATCCTCGACTCCACGCAGCTCGGCGGCATGGCCGACGAGCAGGCCGCCGCCCCCGGCTACGCCATCAGCGACCTGGCCGTCCAGGTCAAGTCCATCCGCGTGGACACCGCGGACAGGTGGGACCTGCAGGGCCGCCGCCTCACCGTCCCCGTGGTGCAGGAGCCCGGCGCGGCGATCGAGCTGACCAACACCGGCGTCGACAGCTGAGGAGCGCTCTGACATGGTGCGCTATCAGGTGACCGCCCCCTACGTCACGGTGCGGACCGTGACGGAACGGGGCCCGCAGGTGGTGGGGCTGCTCAAGGACTCGTGGGTCCCGCAGGACGCGCCCGCCGAGTGGATCGAGCGGCACCTCCGCAAAGGCATGATCGCCCCCGTGGGTGGGCAGGCCCCGGCCCGCCCCAAGCCCAAGCCCGAACCGGAGCGAGGGGGTGCCGCCGCCTCCTCCGGCGACACCCCCGCCCCGGCCGGTGGACTGCAGCCGCCGCCCACCACCGGGCCCGGCTCCGGCCGGGAAGCGTGGATCGACTACGCCGTCGCCCGCGGCATGGACCGCGACGAGGCCGCCGCCATGCGCCGCGACGACCTCATCGCGCGCCTCCAGGGGGTGTAGCCGATGGCCGACTACACGCCCCTCCACCCGGCCGGTCTGCTGGCCCGCACCTGCACCGCGTCGGCGCCCGTCGCCGGCGGTGACATGGTGGCCGTGTCCGGCGACGGCACGATCGGCCCCGCCACCTCCGGCGGGGCGGTCGTCGGCGTAGCCGGACACGACGCCGGGACGGGCACGCCAGCCACCGTCCACCCCATCGCCGGGGTGGTGCACGAGCTGGTGGCCGGGTCGGGCGGCGTCACCGCCGGGCAGGCGGTGATGGTCGGCTCCGACCCGAACGAGGTGCTGCCGCACACCGGTAGCAACATCCCGGTCGGGGTGGCGCTCACCACCGCCTCCGCCGGCGACCCGGTGCAGGTGCTGGGCATGGCGGACGCCACCGCCCCCGCCAGTGGCGGCGGCACTGTGGCGTGGGACGACATCACCGACAAGCCCGCCACCTTCACGACGTCCTCGAGCGACATCACGGACGCGACCGCGGTCGGCGTCGACCTGCTCACCGCCTCGGATGCGGCGACGGCACGGGCGGCCATCGGCGCGGGCACGTCCGACCTGGAGCTCGGGTCCACGTCGTCCACAGCGGCAGCCGGCAACCACACCCACGCCGGACTGACAGCCGACCAGGCCGCAGGCACGGCGTCGATCCGCACGCTCGGCACCGGCGCCCAGCAGGCGGCGGCCGGCAACCACACCCACAACGGGCTGATGACCGGGTCCGCGGCGGCCGTCGAGGACTCCGCAGCTGCGGCTCTCGAGGACCTGGTGACCGACTTCAACGCCCTGCTGGCGGCGCTCCGCAACCGGGGCGTCATCGGCGGCGGCGCCTAACCCAACCGTGGCCCGGGCGGGCGCGCTCCCCCACAGCCGTCCCGCCCGGACCACCACAACATCGAGGAGGGATCGTGGCCGACCCGACATGGGCGCCCAGCCTGGAGCAGGTCGCCGACCACATCCCCACCCGCACACGCAACGCCAGCACGCCCGGCGACACGTCCCTGCTCGGCACCTTCACCGCGCAGACCGAACCCACCGACGAGCAAGCGCGCCGCCACATCTCCGCCGCATGCTCCGAAGTGCTCGGCGCCGTCGGCGGCTCCATCCCCGACAGCCCCGCGTTCCTGGCGAGGCTGGCCGGCGAGGTCGCGGCACTGCGCGCGGCCGCCGACATCGAGCTGGCCTACCCGAACCGCGACGCCGACGTCAGCGTGTACGAGCAGCTGACCGCCCGCGCCGACGCCGCCCTGCAGCGGCTGGTCGACGCGGTGAACGATGCGGGCGCCGGCCCGGAGGGCGGCCTGCTGCCGCAGTACGCGTTCCCCGAGCCGGTCTGGTACGGCGACTACCCCCTGTGAAGGAGGACCCGTGCCGGGCGTGATCTGGGTGTGGAACGAGCCTGAGGTGCATCATCTGCTGCGCTCGTACGAGGGCCCGGTGGGGCTGCACATTGCCAAGCTCGCCCGCAAAGTGACCCGCACGGCGAAGCGGTACGCCAACGTCAGCCCCGCAGGGGACATCGAGGCGGGTCGCCCGCCCGGCTACATGCGCTCCAAAATCAGGTGGGACATGGGGCGTGACCTGATCGGCGTGTACGCCGACATCTCCAGCCCCGCCCGCACCCGCGACGGCGCCCCGTACGGCCTGTTCATGGAGGTCGGCACGCGGGCTCACGTGATCCGCCCCAAGCGGCCCGACGGCTGGCTGCGGTTCGTCGACAACGGCCGCGTCCGCTTCGCCAAAGTCGTCTACCACCCCGGCACCCGCCCGTACGCCTACCTCCGCCGCGCCCTCTACACCCTCCGCGGAGCATAGATGGCACGCACCACGGCCGTCGCCGCCGTCCAAGCCTGGATCAACACCCACCCCACCCTCACCGGCAGAGGCCGCCCGCTCGAGCACGGCGCGTTCCGCGGCAGAGTCCGCTCCCCCAGCCGCGGCGCCTACCTCATGCTCACCCGCATCGACAGCGCAGACGCCCTCATCGCCGAAGACGCCGCCGACCAGGCGCGCATCGCCGCCGTCATCTACGCGGCCACCGACGAAGCAGCCGAGACCGCCGCAGTGGCGTACGCCAACGCCCTCGCCGCGCTGTCCGGCACCCCCACGCCGATGGGCGACGCCACATGCCTCGTGGTGGACGCCATCACCGGCCCCCTGTTCGTAGACGACCGCGCCGGCGACGGCGAGCAGTACGCGTACGCGGTAGACGCCGACTTTTACCTGATCAACGGAGGTTCCTGATGGCGGCACTCACACTGCAGGTCCTGCCCCCGGGCGGGGCCGAATCCACGCTCGAGGAGGCGGCCAGCGGCGGCGACACCTGCCCGGCCGGGCCCGGCATATTCCTGGAGGTGGCCAACGGCAGCGGCAGCGCGGTGACGGTCACGCTGGCCACGCCGGGCACCGTCGAGGGTCTGGCGATCGCTGACCGGGAAGTCGAGGTTCCCGCCGGCGAGACGTGGAAGATCCCCGTCCCCCGGATATTCGCGAAGGCGGACGGCCGCTGCGACATCACCTACTCGAGCGTCACCGACGTGTCGGTCGGCGCGTTCAAGGTGGCGTGATGGCCCGGCAGCGCAGCGACGCCAAGACGTCGCACACCACCACCAGCGGCGGCACGCCGCCGTACTACATCGCCACCCGGCCGCTGTACATCGGCGGCAACCCGTTCGCCCGCGCCCACCAGGCCGGCGACCGCGTACCGGTCGAGCACGTCGACCTGTACGGCTGGCAGCACGGCGTCCGCCCCCCTGACGGGTGGGAGACGCCCGCCCCGCCCAGCAAGCCCTCAAGCAAGCCCACCACATCGGAGCCTGAGTCCGGGTCCGGCCAGGCCACCAGCACCAAGGAAGGTGACGCCTGATGCCTCGTGGAAATCCAGCCGCGCTCGCGCTCGGTCCCGGCAGCCTCTACATCGCGCCGCTCGGCACGTCAGAGCCGACCGACCTGACCACGCCGTGGGACACGGTGTCCCCGAACTGGGTGTCGCTCGGCTACACCGACGAAGGCAGCACATTCACTTACTCGGTCGAAAGCGAGAACGTGGAGGTCGCCGAGGAGCTCGACCCGGTCGCGGTCGCTCTCACCTCTCGCGAGCTGGGCCTGTCGTTCGCTCTCGCCGAGATCACCGCCACCAACCTCAAGCGCGCCCTCAACGGCGGCACCATCACCAGCGGCAGCGGCATCGTCACGTTCGAGCCGCCCGACCTCGGCGAGGAGGTGCGCACCATGCTCGGCTGGGAATCGGAGGACGGCACCGAGCGGTGGGTGTACCGGCAGTGCCTCCAGGTCGGCAACATGGAAATGAGCAGAGCGAAGGGCGCCGCGAAGGCGACGATCTCCTGCGACTTCCGGCTCGAGAGGCCAGCGAACGCCAAGAGCTTCAAGGCGATCATGGCGACGGCGAGGGCGTAATGGCGAAGCGTTCCTACAGCTCAAACCGCGACGGCCGGAGGGAACGGAAGCCGCAGACGTTCGAGCTCGACGGCGTCGAGTTCGTCGCCACCGGCTCGGTGTCGATGCTGGACATCAGCGAGTTCGCCCGGCTCGCCGCGCAGGGCGTCGACTCCGACAGCCCCGAGGCGGTGGCCTTCCTCGCCGACACCTTCCGGGCGCTGCTCGGCGATCAGGAGTACCACCGGTTCCGGGAGCACTGCCGCCGCCACGACACCGACGCCGCCGTGCTCGTGGAGATCCTCGGCGACCTGGCCGGCGAGCAGGTGGAGGACGAGACGGGCCGCCCTACGCCGCGGCCCTCGGACTCCTCCGATGGGCCGCCTCCAGGCCCGGCTACTGCGAAGGTCGTGTCGTTCTCGCGGGGCACCGTCGAAACGAGGCCGGTGGAGGAGACGCCGCCGGTGGTGTCGTACGGCTAGAGGATCTGCCGCTGCGCGACCAGCTCGACGTCATCCACGCCCTGTGGATCGAGTGG